TAACGCCATTTGTTGGAAATGGGAATTATTATTTTGCAAGAAGAGGATCATCATATTATGCAATTACGTTAAATAGTAATGGCGTTATTGGTGATGTATTAAATTGTGATTTAATACCACCAACACCATCAAGAACACCTAGCGTATCATTATCGAGGACACCAAGTATATCTAGATCTAGAACACCATCGAGGACACCAAGTATATCTAGATCTAGAACACCATCAAGGACACCTACTATATCGTTATCAAAGACGCCATCACCAACGATGCAGCCAGTAAGTTATAGTGTATGTACATTTCCGACATATCCTACGGGTGCAGATTGTTGTAGTGATAGGCCTACTAGTACAACAATATTATATTTACCTGCTGGGGTATATGTGCCGTCGACAGGTTATGTATATACTGATGCATCATTAACGACTAAATATATTGGTAATGGCGGTTATTATTACTTTACAAGAGGTGGTAGTGCATGGGCTTGTAAAATAAATTCAAGTGGTCAAATAATGGATATGGTTGATTGTCAACAATAAATGTGGATCCTATTTATTTAAATAATTATTAGATGAAAAATGTATTATATGAAAAAGATTAAATATGAAATATTAACAGGATCAACAAGTGGAATAACTTATCAAATACCAATTTTTTTAGAACAAATAGTTGATGAAATGGGTATAATGGTTGGTTTTGATGGTGAAATTGAGCAAATTGAGCAATTCTGTAATTTTACATATATTGGTAAAGATAGATTAATTACTATTTATAATACATTAAATACTAATAAACTTAAAACAATTATTGAATCAATATTTACTATTTCATGGGGAGATGGAACATCAGATACATTACCAATGCCAACAATACATAACGACAATTTACCTTCTATATCACATTTATATGAATCATTTAGTGGTACATATGAAATTGAGATTACTGTAGATTCTCCATGGAAAGTTGAAAAAATTAAAAGAATAATTACAATACCAATTTCAGAGCCATCTTATCCTACTGATTTTGGAACACTAGTATTTACTGTTCCATATTCCACAGGAACACAATCACAATCTTATTTACAAGATTATCGAACGTTAACTGGAAATACAAATAATGCTAATATTTTCTTTTATGCTGCAGGAAAAAGTAGATTAGAAGAATTTAGAAAATATGGAACAGCAAATGAATATACAACACATGTTAGTTTTACTCCAGAATACACAGGATATACAATAGATGGATTATTTTATATGGATTATTTCGATGGAAATACATATATTTTAGGGTCAACAAGTGATTTTGTTAATGAAGAAGTTTATAATGGTATGATAACAAGAAATGAACATTTAATTGGATTTTTAGATACACCACAAATTTATTCAGATGTTTTTATAGAAAGAGGTAAGCAAAGTGTGATGGAAAGAAATTTAAGATTGGGTGAAATTGATAGTACAGGTGAATTAGAAATGTATGGAAGTGGATTTTTTAATGTGAAAAAACAATAGTTTGGTATTTATATAAATAATAGACATAAAAACACCAAAAAATGAGTATAGGTAGCTACGGAATTACCAGAAATGCGGATGTTTCACCAGAAGATGTTGAAATATTATATCATTATGTCGCAGATAGAAATGCAAATTCAGCAGTAAAATTAAAAACATTAGATGCCACATCTATATTAACGCCGGTTTATCATAATATTGATACGGCGGCAGTATCAAATCCATCATTTCAACCAATTCCTGATGTTGAGATATTAGGTGGTTTATATAATTTAAAATTAGAAGCCACGGATTTTTCTGAATTAGGTATTTACACTTTACATTTAAGACCAAAACAAATTAGAACTAAAATAGCAGATTGTGGAGTATTAGCGTCATTACCATCTGTGAGGGGTTTAATAATTGATTTATCTAATGTATTAGCAACAGATAAAATTAAATTTACTCCACAAAATTTGGTGGGATATAGAATTGAATATATAAATCCTACAGATGGTAAAAAAATTCCTAATTTTTATAGAGTAATTACATCTAATTTTTTTTGTGAACCAATAACAGCAAATCTGATAAATACTAATCAGAAAGCGGTTAGATATAGATATTCCGATAGTGCCACTAACTTAATGTTTTTAACAATAACACCAAGTGCATCGCCAACAACAAGACCAACAACAATACCATATATTGGACAACCTGAACAAACAATTATTTTAACAAACACATATTTTAATCCACAAACAATTGAAATTGAAATGGTTGAACACGATGCGACAACATTAGCCCACGCACTTTATGGTAATCAAAGTAAAGCAATGGAGAGTGGCATATATACTATATATGATAAAGATAATAATATCTATAAACAATTTAATTTATATGAAGTTAAGAATGAATTTAATGAAACTTTATATGAAGTTAGAGAGAAAAGAACAGATATTGATGAATCGTTAAATTTTGAAAGTATTAAAGAATAATGGCTCGTTATAAGATACCTAGTCAAGCGGCAAGTGGTAAGGATTCATTTAGTGATGAACTTGTAGGTAATCAATTTACTACAGATTCTAGTTTAATGACTGGGGCTAATTTTGCTGTTGAAAAGGCAATACCACAAAAAGACAGTAAAAATTTTATAACACAACCATTTTCTAATTTTTTAACATTAGATAGTCTTAAGGAAGAAACCGCCACTACAACAGATGAATTAACATCTATAAATAATGAAAAAGACATTAAATTTAATAATGATAAACTAAATGCTGATCGATCACTTTATGGATCGTTAAAACAAAGGATATTAGTTGCTATTACAAATATAATTTTAAAATATCCTGCTGCTATTTTTGTTGATGGATCGTCTCCAATTGGACTAGGTAATGCTACTGCAGAAAGAATTATATATAATAGTATTACTAATACAACAGAATTCTTAATTCAATATTCTATATTATATAATCCTTTTGGTATTTTATTAAAACAACCTAAAAGTGATATTAGACCTAAAGCAGATAATCCTATAAGAGATTTTATTTCATCATATGATAAATATTGCGTAGATATAAGTGGAAATACTTTTAATATAGTATCATGCACAGAATCAGATACGAAAAACAAAATTATTTTAACTGTTGAAGGTGATTGTTTTACAGGATATGTGGGTTATTATGAAAATTATTTAATTCGACCAAATAATGGTATTGTTGAAAATTTTTATAATGAACTTGATGATTTAGAACGTGTATTAATAAATAGAGAAACTTATCCAAAGTTTAATGCGGGTTTTAATGTTCTAAGAGACACAAATGATGGAAATATTACAGAAACTATAACAGTATACGCTAACTGGCCAATATCAAAAGATGGATGGAATATTCAAATAGTAGGATTAGATTATGAAAATTATCTTGAAACAATAAGTTCATATGCTGAAGAAATTGATAACTATAAATCTAATTTAATTGTTAGATTTTTAACAGCGCCACAACTTTATGAATTTGATACTGAAGAAAAAAAGGCAGAATCTATTTTTCAGATTTATGGGCAAAGTTTTGATAGAATAAAAAAGTTTATTGATAATATAGCTTATATGAGAAATGTAAGTTATGATGGTATCAATAATGTTCCGGATGTTTTATTAAAAAATCTTTCAGAAACTTTTGGATTATCTACTGTTGGTTTATTTGATGAAAAAACATTACAAGATTCTTTATATACAAGACATGAATCACAATATGCTGGTATTCCAACTGGATTAAATTTAATTGAAGCAGAATATGAATTTTATAGAAGGCTATTGGTAAATCTTGCGTGGCTATATAAATCTAAAGGAACAAGAAAAGCAATAGAATTCTTTTTAAAATTTATTGGGGCACCAGAACCAATGATTAAACTTAACGAATATGTATATAAAGTAGATGGATTATTATCGTCTAAAACTGTTGAAGATGATATTAGAGATGCAATTCAGGGTACTAAAATTACTAATGTTGCAGAATATATTGAAACGCCAGAATTTACAGGATATAAATTAGTTCAATTAACAGGATCAACATCATTATCAAGAGATAGATACCCAGTAGATCCAGATACTGGATTACCAAGATCTATAGAATATTCCGATGGTAGCATGTTTTTTGCTAAAGGTGCTGGATGGTATCAGAGAACGTTAGATCATAGGTCTTCTGATATTTTAGATGTAGCTAATTCAGATTTAACTGGTCGAATTAAAGTGATTAAAACCATGCCAAAATTATTTACGTATGGTGAAGATTATTTTGATGCTTATAGACAACTTCCTGGTTTAGATTATGGATATATTTTATCAAGCGCAATTGATAATAAAAAAACCGAACTTGTTGAAGATGAGAATATATCAAAATTAACATTAAATAGAAAGAATATTACCATATTTGTATCATCAGATAGAGCAATAGATTATGATATCTATACAAAATCAAAAGAATTAATGGTAAGTTTTGGGAGGCTTAAACCACAAACAGGTATAACATTTGCTGAGTTTGTTAATAATATTACAAATATAATTATTCGTAATTCTCATGTTATAAAATATAAACCAGCGTATATAGATCTGGCCCAAGTATATAATGGATATCAACAAAGTATCGGATTTACTCCATATAATTATATAACAGTAAATGATTTTGTTAATAGATTAAGTCCATACTGGATTAATATTATTGAACAATTTATACCATCAACAACCCAATGGATAGGTGGAAATGTTATTGAAAATGGGATATTTAATAGATCTAAATTTAGTCATCAACAACCATGCGTTCCCATGATTTATAATTATCCTCTTTATCCTGATTTTTTACGTGTAATTAATGAAGAATTAGTTGATAATTCAGATTATTTTAGAGGTCTTCAACTTTTTGGTGGTATAAGTTTTAGTATAAATTTAAATTATAATGGAATAATTTATAGTGGTGCAACAGATGTTATAATCCCATTTACTGCATTTACACCAACTTCTGAATGTACTATTTTAACACCCACATCAGAGAGCATTCCATTAATTTGTAACTATTATGATCGAATATTAGTAAACGATGAGATAATAGAACAAATGAAACATGAATGGAAAAGAGGATTAGTAGACTTAATTCAATATATAAATACTATTAGTACTGGTGATACTGGACAAACAATTACAATAGAATTTTATTTAGATACAAATTTAGTTGAAAGTGTTAGATTTACTGTATTATCTAACGATTATTATGGTTGTACTGGATATGAAATATTAGATTATTATTTTGTTCCAATCATATATGGATTAAATGGTGATGATATTAAATGTTATTTAGAAGTTGCTGCAACAACAACTAATATTATATATTGTGCTGGTGAAAATTGTGTGCCGCCGGATTGTCAATTAGTTGATAATCTTAATTTTGATGTTATTGGTGTTGGTGATGAAATGGGTTACGGCCCATTTTATGTTCGTACAGGATGTACTGGAACAGTTAATGCTACCCCATTAGAATTATTAACATGTGATTATAGAATACAACATGTTAAAGAAACAGATCATTTTGATTTAATATTTACTGATGCCGCTAATTGCGAGCAAAGAATCACATTTGATGGACTACAATTAGTTCCTATTGATCTTTCACAATATGGACTAACTGGAATTACAAATTATCCAATGGTTATGTATAAACCAACGTATAATTATGGATTACAATCAGGTACGACTATTTATAGCGCAACTACAGACCCATCATTATGGACATCAGATTTACAAACGGCAATAGAAGAAGGAGATCTTATTGAAGTTTTTGTTGAAAATATTGTAAATGGATCTACAATATTGGGATTACGATTAAAGTCTTATAGTGAAATGTCCACACAAGATTTTATAGATGCACCAACTAATGGATATTCATTTGCGTTTGATTATATTTTAGTTACTGTTAGTGCAATAGAATGTTTGACTACAACAAAGATTAATATAATAAATGATACGTATTATGTATTACCAACAAGCAAATTACTGGTATATACAAATATTGATACTAATTTAAAAACAATTCCATATCGTTTTGAATATAAAAATCCTGAAGATTTGTTTGTTAGTGATGGTACTGATAGTCACGATTATTTAATAGATGAATATGGATCTTTAATTGATGTAACTAAAGTTGATTTAAAAATATGTAGTACAGATAATTATCAAACAATATATTATCAATTGAATTTTGAAAATAGTGGTGGGACAAATATTGTGTTTAATGGTCCATCTGGCGATGCTCCTAATAAAATAATTGTATCATATCAACAAGAAACAATTGATCCGTTAACATTTAATTTACGTCAATATTTTATTATGGATGGTATAGATGAATCTCATTCAATTAATACGGCGTATTATAGAGATTTTTCTATTGTTTCAGGATATACTGTTTGTGCATTTACTGGTGCGACTTTACCAACACCATCAATTACGCCAACACCAAGAGAGTCAATTACACCGTCAATATCGATAAGTTCAACAATGACGCCATCACCAACAATTACACCTAGTATATCTCTTTCTAATAGTCCAACACCTAGTTTATCTGTTTCTAATACTCAAACACCTAGTATATCTCTTTCTAATAATCCAACACCTACTTTATCTGTTTCTAATACTCAAACACCTAGTTTATCTGTTTCTAATACTCAAACACCATCTATATCTCAATCACAGACACCAGGGTTATCGCCATCAATATCATTATCAACAACACCTAGTATATCATTATCGAATACGCCTAGTATGTCATTATCAAGAACGCCATCATTATCATTATCAAATACCCCAAGTTTATCGGTATCAAGTTCGCCATTAGGTACAAGTTATATTAAGTTTGATTCATTAGATGGTGAAGTTGCAGTAATGGGTGGTACAAATATTGGAGGAAGGACATTTAATATAACATTTAAATATACAATTAATACTTATGTGGATAATAATTGGAGTGGAGGGCCTGTTCAAGCCGCCACATATTTACAGATTTCAAGAAATGGTGGATCAACATGGGAAGAAATTGATTATGTTACAGCAGAAATACCGGGATCATCTTATGAAACAGTAACTAGTTATTATACAATTCACGGTATAACAAATTTACAAGCCGTAAGAGTTAGAACATTATATGATTGTGCTTGGGCACAAGATCAACAGGGTGGAAATGTTGATGTTTCAATAGTTTCTGGTACTACAGATGAAGGTGCTCCTGTAGTGGTT